TCAAATAAATAAGTACATATACCTCCATTATTTAACTCTACAAAATTCTCATACCTATCATCTACAAATATATCTATGCCACTTTTCTTCGCAACTTCTACTTTACTTTCTCCTAATCCAACACTATAAACAGGCATAGTAGGAAATCCATTTTTATCCAACCACTCCTCTGTCCACTCTTTTGGAATACTTCTAGAAGTTATATAACAATGTGGCTCAAAGTGTATATCATTTGGAGATGTTTTAACAGGAATATTTAACCAAAATTCTTTATCATCTTTTAGCATTTCAAACTTACTTTTTATATCCCTATCAAAATTCCAAGTCTCAGGTACTTCCTGAGCATGATGTTTAGTCCAATGTCCCACCCAATCTGCTAATACTTCATCTATATCTAATCCTATTTTAGGTCTTTTAAGATAAGTATGTCTTCTATCATCAAATTGTGGAGCAATTTTATAAAAAGCACTTAAAAAGTGAGCATTACATTGAAGATGGTCTATGTGTTTAAGCCCACTCTCTATATCATAGTCTTCCCCCTTTTCTATAGCTGCCAAATGCCTCTTCATAGAGGCAATAGTTGCACTCCATGAAAGACCTTTCTCCCAATTTCTAGCCTCATATTTTGTTACTCCAAAGCTTAGTACCTCTACTAAGCCTTGTTGAGCAACTGGATGGACTAAGTCATATCTTAATTTTCCTTGATTGAATCTTAATCCACTATCCATATTTTTCCATTAATTTAAAGCATTCTTTAAAACCTTCTATTTCACATTCTTCTCTCTTAAGAGTTCCTGATCCAGCACTATCAAATACGTCTATAGTTTTATATCTTACTTGCCAAGTCCAACCATGAGATTCATCTGGCCCATCTACTAGTAAGAATATACCCTGTTCATCAAAGAAATGGTACAAAGACCTGAAATTCTGGTTAAGAATGTTATTAGCTCCTAGTTCTACTATTTTATCTGTAATCTCAGGAGCTTGTGCTTCAGGAACATCCTTAAGAAGTTCTTTCTGTAGCTGTAATAACCATTTCTTTACATGCTCATAAAATACTTCTTTACTTTTTGGATAATCTTTTAAATCTATCATATTATTATTTTATTTTATATTTGTCCTCAATAAATTTTAGTTTAATATTTAAATCACTTCTTTTCATAAGACTCTTATCATTATTAGCATCTCTTGTTTTATGTTCTTTATACCACCACTCCATGTCTGGATAAGTATGTTGCATCAAATTATTTGACCCAATAATATCCATTGCTTTACATAAAAATACAGTCATAAAAGAATTAAAAGCTATGTCTTCTGTTTCTACTAATGATCTTTTATAAGTTAATTTTTCCAGTAACTTATAGTACCTGTCACACTGTATATCATAAAGTTCTCTTAAACTATCTATGTGTTTCTTAAATATAGGATTTGACTCATACTCTTTATGATACTCTATCTCATCCTGATCTGGCCCTCCTTTACATGGCATAATTATATCAATTTATTTTTTATTTCTTCATCAAATACCTCACGGCCTCTGTAAAACTGCCAATGCTCGTCAGAATCTGTTAAATCCAAGTCATATAATTTCTTCCAAAAAGATTTTAAATATTGACTTTTCCCAAATATATGATAAGGCAATGTAGTTACCAGAGTACCATGAGAATTATATGTTTTTCTTGGTATTTCCCTCTTATATGGTTCAGATACCTCAGAGAATCTACCCGCCATAATAATATCTATGTCGTCTTTCCATTGTTCATGAAATTTATAAACAAGCATAGTCCAACCATCTGGGTAATCATATTCATCAATTAGGTATTTTCTTTCTCTTTCTGCTTCTACAAATTCATTAAAAGCGGTAACATCCATAGGTCTAAACAATAAATATACAGCATTCTTGTAATCCATATCCTTTATTCTATCATCTATATAAGCATTTTCAAACCCATGTTTCCATAGATCTTTAAGGCTTAATTTCAGAATAGGAACTATAAATATACTAGTAGCTGTTAATTTTAAAAACTCAGTCGCCATAATTTAAATTAAAGATTAACAATTCCTCCTGCTTCAAATGCTGCTTTACTGATATTCCATATCTGGTTTTCTTGACACCATGAAATATCATTTATAATTTCTGTAACTCCCTTATACTCTCTTTCATTTTCTACAAAACCTCTTTCTGCTTTATCTAAATCTTCTACAGTCATTCTATACTGTAATGGTCTATAAAAACAACCACTATGAGCAACTATAAAGATAGGCGGTAGAATTTCATAATCACTATAGTCAAAACCCAAATCTAATATACCAGATATCATAGCTTTCCAATAAATATATCCTTGAATATATGCTTGTTTTTTTAACCAATATTCTCTTTTAAAGTTTATAACATCATATACAAATTTCAAATCATATATTTGGATAGTCTTATTATGATGGTTTACTTTAATTTTATCCAGCATAGCCTTCATTTCTAAATTTCCTACTTTAAAACCTTCAATTTGCTGCTCATTAAAAGATTCTTCTCCCTTTCTGTCTTCAAATATAGGCCCAGTAAACTCATCCTGCATTATTAAAGAAACGGCTTTTTCTGCTATAGTTATATCATCTACACAAGCTACTTCTAAATTTTTAGTTTTAGCCTCTCTAAGTTGTTTATAATACTGTTCAGCAGTTTCTCCACTCTTCTTATTAGGCTCTGTAAACTTTTTCAATACAGCTTCTTTGGTTATTTTAAAACCACTATCTTCATAAGCTAAATCCACAAGATTGCCGAAATCTTCAGTAACCTCTCCATCTTCACTCATACTCATAACAGTATGTTTATACAAAGCCTCAGTAAAAGCTAATAGCATACCTGTTGGAGGAGTAGAACAAATACTAAGAAAGAATTTATCATCAAATTTTTCTGGTTCTAATATAAGACAATGTCCTAAATTTCCAATAAGAATTGCCTTATTGTACTCCTCTTCTCTCTTTTCTCCTAAAATTTTCTCTTTATAAAACTTTAATCTGTCTATAGAGAAGCTTCTTAAATCAGAAGCACTTAACATAGGAACTTTCCTATACTCTATTTCCGCCCTTGTTTCTCTTTTTTCTCCTGTCATATTTTTTCTTTTTGTTTATACCAACCTAAGCTTAATGCTTTATTAAGCATTTCTAATATCTCCAGAGCACACTCTTGAGTTAAAATTGACTCTATTTCTTTGAGTCTTTCTCTATCTTTATCTTTTGCTTTTCCTAAGCTATATCTTTCTATAGAGTTTTTGAATTTAGAAAAAATCCAATCTTCATCATGCCAGAATAATGTTACCCAGGGATAATCAGGATTAGGAATTATCTCTGTAAACTCTATACTAAGCATAGCTGGTCCATTATCTGTCTCTAAAACAGTTATTCTTATTTTATCATCTTCATTTGCTATTGTACTATATCTAAACATTATTCATGAATTTTACCTTTAAAAAATTTACCACTTATATTCCCATTATAACAATCTTGTCTAAATAAGACGTTATTGTTAATCATATAAACTATTTCCCAATAAGATAATGATGTTTTATCCTTACACAATTTAAGAATAGTTCTTCTAAACCCATCAGTACTTCCCCTTTCTTCTATATATTTTAACAATTCTTTACAACTTCCCCAATATTCTAACCACTTAGAATCCTTTACTCCTCTTTCTATCCTTTTCCTTGTCCCAGAGACTGCTCTGGCTTTTTTAGAAAGTGTCTTCTTTGTTTGATGAATAAAGGCTTTCTTACCCCAATAAGGCTTTCCCTGGTCATCCATTATTACATATATATAACCATAATAACCTTCAGGTGGCTCATATAAGCATTTTCCATTGTAGTACCAGCAATCATTTTCTATCATTTTTTAATTTTTATGTAATTTAATATTCCCTTTACATTCTTCCATCCAGTTTCCAGTAGTAATAAACAAGATACTCCACCATGAATGTCTATCTTTAATCTTCCTTCATTATTACCATATCTTCTACCTTCATGGGTAAATTGGAATTGTACCATAGGTTTCTTATATTCTACTAGTTTCTTTCTCTTTTTTATCACTCCTGAGAAACTATCTATCTCATTTTTATTCTTAGGTTTTTTCTTATAACCTCTTTTCCTTACTCTTGCTTTTGGATTTTTTACCATAATTTTTTAATAAATTTCATAAATTGGAGGAGGTATATACTGTGTAAATACCCCATCACTATAAGTATATAGCCCTACTCCCTCATAGCCTTTCTCTATTACTATTTGCCATAATCCTATATCTCTTTTTACAAGATAAGCCCCATTACCATTTTCTATTAATATTTTTTCTTCCATATCTACATATTATTTAGTTGTTTTCTTAAATTCTTAGCTAATAACTCTATTTCTTCTATTGTTCCATCATTCTTTATACAGTTTGCTTTAAAAGAAATAACCCATACATTACCTTTAATGTAACCTTTTTTAGAATCAATTCTGTCTAAAGAGTAAGAATCAAAAGCCATTCTATCAGTATTAACTTTAAGCTTTATACCTAATAAAGGACAGTATTCTGGAAGAATTAAATTATCTTTAGTTATATTAAACTCCATTCCTGTTTTTTTAGCTCTGGCTTTTGCTGCTCTAATCAAATAACTAATAGGGTTTTTTCTATAGTTCTCTTTAGTTAAAGCACAGTCTCTTAATCTATATTCCTCATCATTTTGTCTTTTAAAAGTGCGATTAGCAGATATTTTTGACAATCTATCTGGTTTATCGTATCTTTCTTTAGTGCATACATTGCACATAGATCTTCTATCATATTTACCTGTACCTTTATGAAATTGATTAATAGACTTTTCTATGCCACATAATGTACATATTTTCTTTATATCATTTTCCATAATTCATAAATTAATGCCACCAAAAATTTGTTATAACTGCTTCAGCTTTCATTTTCACTTTTTCACAAAAGAACTGAGCACCTTGTTCCATACATTCCTCTATTATTTTTCTACCTTCTTCTCTAAAATCAGGAGATGTTTCTGCCATTGATTCATCATGTATAAGAGAAGTTAATCCTATTTTATCTTCTAAATCCTCTTCAATCTGCTTTTCCCTAAACAAAATACCAGCCATTTTAGTCTGACTAGCTGCTAAACCCTGAATTCTAAAATTAAGAGCATTTCTTTCAAGTTTACCTTTTAAAGAGAAATATTCACTCCAGATTTCTTTAATCTCTGGATGCTCTTCGTAAAGTTTCTTTTTAAATACCTTTCTATCTTCTACTTTCATCCTACGATAATTTTCTGGAAAATATGACCAAGCTTTTTTACCTAACTCATTCATTCTCTGAAAATTAGGATCAAACCATCTTCTACCTGTTATTTTATCAATTTCAATAAAGCCTTTTTTAATAACATCTTCCTTTGCTTTATCAAAATCCTCTTTAAGAGTAGGAATAGCCTCAAAATAACCATCTATAAATTCCTGAGCCACTTCTTCATCCACTCCAAAATCATCCTTTAAAGTATATGCAGAGCCTCCATAAGCTATTTTAAAGTTAATATTCTTGGCATCCTGTCTTTCCTTTGGATGAGTTTTCTTAGTTACTATTAGTTCAGGGTCTTTTCTGATAACCCTAAACATTTTTGTAGCTACAAAACTATGATAATCATCTCCAAATATAGGATGTCCATCATTAAAGAAAGATAACATATCCTTATCCCCACATACTTCTGCTAATACTCTACTTTCTTGAGAAGCATAGTCACAATTAATCAAATTACCTATAAAAGCCATTCTATATTCCTTTTCTCCAGGTATATTCTGGACATTAGGATTATTAGAAGACATTCTACCAGTATTCATAATCTGGCTAAAACTAGTATGTATTCTTCCAGTAATGGGATGAATATGTTTTAACCAGTCTTCACCAAAAGTAGTAACAGCTTGTTCACTTTTCTTTAATAAGAGATAATTTAAAATTAAATCCGAAATATCATTTATATCTGTCTCTGTATCAGACATATATAACTCTTTATACTCTGAATTAAGCAATTTAGTAAGAGATTTAGCTCCTACAGTATACTCCATAGTTTTTGTCTGTTTACTTTTCTCTTTAGGACAAATACCAAGATGTTTAAATAACTCAATAACCTGATCAGAACTAGACCATTGTATAGAACAAGAGGCTGCTGAATTGAATAAATCAACAGGATTAACAAATTTAGGATAATTATTAATAATGTGATTATTCAGCTTATCCAATCTATGTTGATAGATTACTTTCTTTTTCTCATATACCTCTAACCACTGTTCAGGCTTAAAAGCCATACCCTTTAATTCTATATCAGCAAGGACTAAACAAAAAGGATTTTCTATCCTTTCATGTAAAAACATAGGATTATACCCAAATCTGCCTTTAAGTTGTTTTTGTCTTATTTTTAAGGGAAATTCTACATCATCAGAACCATATAATACCTGTTCTAAAGTAAAAGGTTTATCTCCTATGTTTAAGAACCCAAGTCTGGTACTTTTATCTACATAAACTATTTCATCATCTCTCTGATTAAATAAATCAAGTTCTTCAGCATTTTCTACTCCTAAATATCTACCTGCTAGAGCAGCTAAAGAATACCTTAAACCATCATGGTTACTTTTGCTCCAACCTAAACCATTGGTAAGATTTATATCACAAAGCATAGTATCCCATATCTTTCTGAACCTTATTCCATAATTATACTTAAGGTGTTTAGCCTCAAATTTGGCATTATGCATTACATATAATGTGTCTTTACAATTTTTAAATAATGAAGCTATTTGTTCATTAGAAAAAATTCTAGTATCAATTACGTAGCATTTTTCCAAATTTCCTATTTGTAACATTATCACTTTTGATAAATAAGGGTCCAAACCTGCTTTATATACTTCCTCAGAGTATGTTCCTTTCTCAAATTTTCTAGTAGTCTCAATATCTAGTCCCAATTCTTTTTCTTCTTGGCAGAAATTTATAGCCTCCTCTATGGTAGCGTATTTTTCTAAACCTTCTATTTTATAATTACTTACGAAATAAACTTCCATTTTTTACACACCTCCTTTTTTCTATCTAAAAATATATTTGAATCTTTATATAAGTATTGTACTATTTTTTTTATCATTTTTACACCACCATAAATTAAGCTATAAGTATTTTGTCCTTTATGTTTATATAACTTAGTTTTTGAAATATTTAATTCATTTATTAGTAATTCTTGAAATTTTTCTATAAAAACATAATTACTAACAATGCTAAAAGTGGGTCGTTTAGAAGAAGTTAAACACCCATCCCCATCAAAATACCCCCTCATAAAATGACTTTGTAAATATAATGGTACTATATCAGTATCAGGAAATACAATTTTACTAGACTTATCACTCATACAGCCTAATTTTACTAAATCACTTGACATTTTCTTAGAGTATAAAGTTAAAGAACAGGCTTTAGTAGTAATTACATTTGCTATTTTACCTTTGTAATTAATTTCTTTAGCAAATTTTTCTAAATGAATTAAGTCATTTTCTTTTAAAGTTATATTAATTCTATTCCCATTTTTGTGAATACTACCATCAGCAAAGATAAAACCTAACCAATAAGCTTTTTCTTCTGTATCTATAGTTGCAAAAAAATTTTCATTAAAAAAATGAAATCTTCCAGTGACTGAAGAATCCCACTTAAAATTAGCTTTTTTAAGAACTTCTTTAATAGTGGATTCTGAAACTTTAAAAAATTTTGCAACTTCACTAATTTTATTTAGTTCTTTATATTTTTCAATAACTTCCGCAGAATCTAAAACAACTCTTTTATTATTTGTCCTTAGATGTATCCCTTTTATTATTCTTTGTATGGTTTTTACAGATACATTAAACTCTATAGCCAAATGCATAATAGAATTACCTTCTAATCTTTTTATTATAACTTCTTTTTGTTGATTTTTGTTTAATAATGGTTGTCTCATAATAAGCAAAGATATAGCGTATTTATATTATAACCAATACAAAATTGTTAAAATCATGTTAAAAGGAAGTATACCTGAATAAACAAGTATACTTCCAATTTAATCTAAACTTTAACAACTCTCTTACCTATAACATCAATCATATCAACAATCTGTTGCACTTCTTCATGACTGACAGGCACTTCTTCATCCTGACACTTTATAACACTATAATCCCTTCCCTTTAGAGCTTCTTGTAATTCTTCCAAAGAATAAGCATGGTATTCCTCATCAAAATGTACTATATCTACATCCTCATCCATATACTTACCATCTTTTTCTTCTATTACAGCAGCTATAAACATTTCACTGACTCTCATCTTATTGCCATCATAAACAGGAACACTCCTGATTTTAGCAGGATTTACAAGGCATAATACTTTTGTATCACCAAAACTTCCTATTCCAAAACTTCTGGAACCAACATGTACAATTTGTTATCGTAAAGGCTTTTTATCCTCTACTTCTATATCTTATTAGATTGATATAGTTCAGCATACGTCTTCATCCTATTTCACTATAGGATGTTGGAAACTCTTGGGGATGTTTTATTCTCATTTAAGAGGTTCAATCCCTATGCGTTACGGAGTTTAGCAATCTTTTTACTTACTGCAAACACCTCGGCGTTGACTACAAGAAACTTATTATACTTTCTTGGAAGAGAATAATTAGAATTTTTATACATATTATCAAGAAATGTCTTACAATCAGATATATTCTCAATATCCAGTCTCCAACAATTTCCTTGTTTTCTTAGTTTACCTACTTTAGTAAATTTATGTATATCTTCTAATATTTGTCTATCCCCATTAGACAGACATATTCTACAAGTTTTATAACCATTCTTAGTGACTTTTATACCTAAATGACCATCTCCATCAAAATAACCTCTGATAAAATGCCATTTCAAACTGTCTTCTATTTTTGGAAGATTAATAGGTTTAAAAGTCTTTCTCTCTACTATACCATATCTAGCTAAATCTGATACTATTTTTTCAGAAGAAATTCTTAAAATCATCTGATTTTGTCTATTCTTGGCTCCTTTAGTATTATGATTTGTTTTAATAAGAGAATCAGGTGATATTACACTCCTAAATAGATTTATTATATATAAATCTTGTTCAGCAATACATAGTCCAAATCTTCCTTTATCATAAACACAACCATCCGCTACTAAAAACCCTAAAAGATATGCTTTAATTTCACTATCTATAACACTAAATATAGTATGGTCTTTTTCTATTTTTCTAACTTGTACATTATATTCTATTCCTAGTTTTCTCAAAGCTCTACCAACTGATGAAGGACAGACATTATATTTGTCTGCCAACATATTCAGTGTAAATCCTTGATTGTTAAGCTCTTGTATAGTTTCTTTATTATAAATTGGGCTTTGCTTTTTCATTTTTCCGTAATTATACCCAAAGCTACAACAAATATTTGAAACTACCAAATATTTTCACCGATATTTTCCAATTTTCTTTAATTTATTACTAAATTAAGGGGCTACACATTAACCCAGCAGAACAATCTTCTCTACTATCAATATCTACCTCTTCTTCAGGAATAGAATATACTGCCCCAATTCTAATATCCATAGTACGAGTATGAGCATCTGTATATCTGTTTTCTTCTAAAGAACCTAGATTGTTATATAACTCCTGTAGATTACCCATATTATGACCAATCCCATCACTTTGTTGAATTGGTTCTCCTTTGTATAAAGTAAATGAGCCATCATCTTCTCCCCATACATAATAATTAGCAGGAGATTTCTTCCACTTTTTAACTTTAAAATATTCTGTAGAAACAAATTTACTTAATTCTTTATCACTTTCTCCTACAGATACTATACCTCTATACATGATAAGATTACCAAGAGAAGTTATTCTAATATCTTGATTTCTAATAAATTTAAGAGCATCCTCTCTGCTACTTTCAATAGGATTTAAAGCAAGTTTAAAAGTAAACAGTTCCAAGGAGTTATATTGAGTCAAAAGTTCTTCATACTCCCTTCCACTATATAATGGATCTATCCATGCAAGATTCATTTTTTCTACAATCTCTATAAAAGCAGCTATTATAACTGCTGGTAAAGGCATAGGAAGTTTTTTAAGATAAATTTCATTGTCTTTTACTTCAAAATCAGGATGATTTTCAAGACAACCCCATTCTTCCCTAACTAATTCTTTTTCTTGCCTGGTTTCCACATTGTCTACACTAGTAATAATAACTTCTTTTGGTAAGAATAAACTAATAATATCACTTACACTATAACAGTTCTTTACTTTCTCATATAATTCCTTACCACCTGCACTATCACTAAATACAGTACCATCATGTAAAGTAACAAATACAGCCTGGTCTATAACCATAAGCTTCTTGTACAATTTCTGCTTAATTTCTAAGCTTTCCTTAATTTGCTCATCTACACTAGCAAGTTGTTTCTCCAACAGAGAGGCTCTCATCTCTTCATTTTTTACCTGTTGTTCAAGTAATTTCTTTCTTTTTGGGCTTAATAGCCAGTCAAAATTAAAATTCATAATTAGTATATTTCTGTTTGTTTATAATTTAATAACTCTCGTAATTCCTCTATTTCACTGTTCTTTTCATCTATTTCATTCTTTAAGTCATTTATAGTGTCTTCCAAATCATCTATTTTAGAATCCTTATCAGCTATCTCATCTTTTAAATTACTACATTCATCCCTTAACTCTTCGTTTTCACTCTCAAGATTATCTACTGCATCTATAATATCATCTTTATACGACATTTACAAGTCCCTCCTCTACTTCTACTGTATATTGAACAGCTTGGTCTTCGTAAACTTCATCAGGTACTTTTAAAGTTAATTCCATATCTGTAACCATTTGATGATTAATTTTCTGCCATTTTAACATGATATATACTAGATTTTTAGCAATTCTCAGATGTTCTTCATTATAATTTCTTTCTAAGTTAACAAGGGATAAAAAACCAAACTTACCCATAATTTCCCTAAACTCTTTAACATCTGAATAGATAGTATGATCCCATAAATTTGCTTCCTTAGATACTTCTAGTACCATATTAACAATATCTCTTGAAGCACGTATATAATGTTCCTCTTTATATTCCTCAAGCTTTTCTTTTAATTTTTCATACTTAGGAAATGCTTTATATATTATCTCCTCATTATCTGGTACAACATCTAATACATCATTTATAAGAGCTGCTGTAGCAAATCTGGCAAAAGGCTTACTTTTTGTGAATTCTTCCATATTTTTAAAATTCTTTAATTTATCAATATATTTTATTTCTCTAGGACTAATAAATATAAATCTTACATTTGGAAACATAGAAACATAATGCTGTAAATATGCTTGGGCCTTGTCTACCAGTATATGTAATTTTCCTAATTTGTGTAAATTGGCTATATCTACAACTGTTTTGTCAAAAACTACTCCACTATCTGCTCTAGAACTATCCCTTGCTATATTTAGAGTAATTTGTCCTTTTTGTTTGTTAAGAGGAATATAATTACCTGTAATTATACCTTTTTCTCTGTTTTCTTTTGCTTTTAATTTCTTATCTGCTAACCAATCTATGTACTCCTGTTTATTTTCCAAACCTGTTTCATCATTCCATCTACTACATATTTGATTATTAACAAATTGAAACTCTTTTATTAAATCTCTCCACTTTTCTTTACCGACACTCCTTAAAAATAGATGTTGTATATACCAATATAGATTTTTAGGAGGATTTCTTTCTATATATACAATTCGTTTCCCATACTTTTCTCTTAGAAATTGTTTTAAATTGCCATTTAGATTAAAATCTATTAAAACAACATTTTTAGGAAGATCTATTGACATATTAGTAAGCTCATAAACTATGTGCTTTTTCTGCCATATTCCTTTATGATTTTCATAAGCTACAACATTATAATGTTGTAAAATTTTAGCAAAATTATCCTTATAAAATTTAGGAGACATTAAAGAAATACCTTCAATTTTTGGTTGAGAAACAGATTTTGTAGAAAGTGGTATAATACTATCTATACAGAAATTCTTTTCATTAATCATAACATCATGACTATATTTATTAATGTGGTCAAATGCTTCTGGAAATGTCTTGAATTCTGCAATTTCTTCATTATACTTATCTACAAACCAGTCAGCTACTTTGGTTATTTTCTCCAAAATCAGAGCTTTGGACTCTGGTGTAAACATTAAGCTTTCCCTGGATATAGTTGGATTAATCTTGTCACTTAACTCCAACTTAATAGCTACTGGTATATGAACATCAAGTATACCTAGTTTAGAAAAATCCATAGGATAATAAACCTCTCCTAAACATAGGTGTAGTTTTCTATCAGTAATTACTTCTGACCACTTAAACAGCTCATTTTCATATATTTTATAGTCATTATTAAATCTGGAGTAGTCATCTGTTATAAAAGTATTAGAGAAATAAGAAAGTTGTTCTCTTATCTTTTTAGAAAAATAACCAGCATCATGTGGCTTTACCTCTAATATCATTTTTACACCATTTGGCTCAGAGGTATCTTGTTCATGTAATAAATCTATTTTATTACCAAATTCTCCTTCATACATAATATAAGTCCTCTCCTTACCATTTTTTCTACATCTAAAAGTAAATGAGTTGGTATAAGCTAAACCACTTTTAAAGCCCACTCCTAAAGCCCCTAATTGTGTATTATCCTGTCTTTTTGTTGAGCAAAGATATTTCTTAATAACATTCTCAACATCTTGGTCATCAAGTCCTAAAGCTGTGTCTTCAACAGAGAATTCCCACTTACTATAGCTTAATTTAGTCAAATTAACCAAAATAGGATTATTAACACCAGCTTTTACATTTGCATCCCATGCATTACTTACCCATTCTCTGATTGGGCTACCAATAGGATCTGAATAGATATTCTTACTCAAGAAATTCATAAGAATACCTATACTACTCTCATCTATAACCATGTCAATACTCTGACTGGCTTCACCGTCTAATTCTACTTCTACTTGTTTTTGTTGATTTTCTATAATCATATATTAACTATTTTAAGTATCATCCCAACATTTACAGTTAGGGTCTTCTGTTCCACAATGTTTACAATAAGGCTTCATTATCTCACTTATAAACTCTACTCTTTTTTCTTCTGTAATCTCTTCTAGCATTAACTTAACAGCTTTTATTATATCTTCGTATGTATAGCATATCATATTAAATAGATTGTAATGCGGCAATATTATTAAATTCAAATTCTTCCAATAATCTAACTGTTAAGTAACAAAAAGTTTTAGGACATCTGGTTTGCATAGAGGATAAACCAGTTCCAACTCCTTGAAAAGGGAAACAATATGCTTTAAAACCTTTCTCTTCAGCATATCTTTTTATCTTTAAAATTTCCTCTTCTATTATTTTACAGTTATCTTCATACTCTGTATCAGTGAAAAAATCTTCAGGTTTCATTCCAGGCTCTTTTTTAGTAGCTATGCCAATAGAATTAACCTGTCCTCTTATAACTGCCTGACCAGCTTCTCCTACTCTAAGTAGATTATCCCCAAATATAAATAAAGTCTCAAAGTTTATTCTACATTGTTCTATAGAAAAGAACTTACTTACCATTGTCTCCATCTTCTTTGTCATAATTAAATTTTAATTGTTTAAACATTGCAGAACTATAGGGATCTTCTTCCCTTACCTCTAAATCTCTAATATGTTTCCCAATAGCAGAAGCTAATTCATAAGTATCTTTATACTTACCAATATATCTTGTATTAGGTATTGAGTTTAAAGCTAATAAAGCTTCTTTTAACATTTCTAATGTTGTCATAGTATTACTAAATTGTCTAAATCCTCGTCTAAAAAAATTAAATTATCTTTTTCCCCATCAAAATCTTCTTTTTTTATCATATATTCAATTACTTTTTCTAAAGTAATTTTCTTATTAGATAGAAAAGTCCATATCCCAGGGGCATTATTGTAAAACTCTACTAATACTTTTTGTTGATACTTAGCAGTATTTATAATCTCTTTGTCCATCTTTCCAAGGATTTTCTGTTATGAAATAATTCATCCTATCTATATAATGCCATCCAGGAGATATATAACATTTTCCTCCACAATCCAGCAAAGTCCAAATATGCTTTGGTTTAGTATTTTTAACTACTTCATATTGTTCACCATAAGTCTCCCAAAGAATATTATCTTTAGAACTTTCCATTGGTTTAAATTTATCAAACCATACTTCAAAATCTGATCTTCTCATTATTTTCTTTTTTAGTACCATACATAGATTTGTAATAACCAACATTATCCCATGTTATTCCATAATTAGCATCATGATTATTAATCATAGCTACAAGAGCTTCTTGAGCTTGTTCTTCTGTAATATCATAATCGTCTTCCAAATCTATAAAATCTATTACACACCATTTAATAGATTCTTTTTGATATTGCTTAAATTCCTTAAGTAAATCATGATATGCTTTTTTATAATTTGTTCTCATTTTTATAAATTTACATTACTCCACATAATAATTACTTCAAAACCACTACCATTATCATAACTGCCATAATCCAGATACATATCTACATCTTTATCCTTAGCCCCATGACTAGTAGCTAACTCAATAAAATCTTTTTCTGCTTGAGCTACTTGCCTTTTCTCATCTATTTTATTCATTATAATATAACTATTTACATCTTCTAAAAGACCATTTCTTAATGTTATAACATTAATTACTTCTAATTCTTCTACTTTTTTCATATTTTCTTTTTTCCTTTGTTATGTGGAATATTTCCTTTGCGGAAAGTTTGATGGTTTGCAAATGTTAATCCATTACCACTTCTTTTGTTAAACAAATTACAACCTATAACTTTAAAGTAACTAATCCAGAATTCTTCGGCTTTTTGCCATTCTTCTAAACTTACTTGTTCCAATACTTCCAATATAGGCTTTCGTTTAGCCAATTTAAGTTTTTTGATCCACATGGCTTTCTCATAAACTACTCCTCTCATATCTTGCATATGGTCTATTAATCTTCTCTCTGGATTATTGGCTTTTCCTATATACTTTAACATATTATCCAAAGGACATATTAATCCGTAAATATAAGTCATAATTCTTTCTTTAATAGTTCTAAAACTCTTTCCTTAGATATATTTTTTTCCAATATTTCAACACCTGCATATCCAGAACATTCTTCTATAACATAATTAAACACTCCTTCTCTAAATCTTATGACCCAATAATCTTCTGTATCACTATCCCATTTTACTTCCCACCTAAAATTATGTGGATACATTCCCAACCATAGAGTATGTTTAGGATTTGATATACTAATTATAAAATCAAATAAATCTTGTCCATACAGGAGTATAAAGTCCTTCTGATTTCTTAATATAGTTTCATTAGATTGTTTTGTTATCTTATCTGATATAGCTCTTAACCTCTCTTCTGATTTTTTAGTAGGTTTGTATTCATTTTCTATAACAGCTTCTAATAACTCTTTACCATCTGCCCCAACATACATTTTATAATTCATAATTATTTATTTAAAAAGGTACTTCACTGTCTAACCACTCTAAATCTATATTATTCATAGCTTTTAAGTCTTTAGCAGCCTTTGAAAAAACATGATTATGTTCCATTTTTCTACTTGCATAAGAAGCAGCAACTGGGTGTTCACATTTATATATCTTATGTATAAAAGGATCAGTATATTGCTCAAGTTCCTGAGCAGCTTTCCCCATTAGTATAAAGATACTGGGTTTAACAAACAGAATCTTCTCAAACACTTGTTTCCAAAAAGGTTTCCACAATTCTATATGTGAATCAGGTCTGTCTTTTATACAAGTAAGCCCTGCATTACAAAGCATAACTCCTTGGTTAACAAGATATTTTAAGGATTTCTCCTTTTTATCTCTTTCTAAAGCTAAACCATTGTAACAATCATCTTCCATAGCATCATATAACTTCTCTAAGGAAGGACTTATTTTTCCATATTGGGAACAGTCAAATGCCAAACCAGATGCTTTCTTCATACCCAGAATTACCTGTGGATAAGGAGACATACCCATTAAAACCACATTAATCTTATTCAAATCTATCTCAAAAGCCTTAAACACATTCTGACTATCTGGGGTTATCTTATATTTTTGACCATCTTCTTTTAATTTCTGATAAATCTCATACACTTCTGAACTCTCTATGATTTCTTTCATTTGAGAATGCCATGAAGAATGAAATTTATCAGAAAATTTTGACCAATCAAGTTTACTCATCTCCTAATACTATTTCTAAACTATCACAATCATAATTTATTCTTATTTCCCAAGGTATTTCTTGTTTTTCAGTAACTTTTACAATAGTATTTATTATACTTGAATTATAATTATCTTCTAAATCACTGATACACAATTTATCATCTCTGAATTTTACATTAAAATCACAGCTACCTTTTTCATCTCTTATTTTACCTAGTATTTCAGGTAATTTACTTAACAAAGTTTTTTGATTAAACATATTATATTATTTTTTTATATTTTAACAATTTTTCCAATTCTTTTAATCCATATTTACTGGCTAAACTAAAAAAATCATTTACTTCAGGAAGATACTCATTAGGTGGATTTATCCAACCCCAACCAAATTCTTTTGTAATAGTTATGGATTTCTTCTTACCATCATCATCACTACCATAAGCAATGTATATATCTGTAGATTTATCCATTATCCTTTTAACAGTATTCTCGTCAAATATCTTAACATGCTCCGCTTGTGTAGCTATTACATGTGGATATAGTAATGTAGTTACTATCATATCCTTTGGACTTTTTTGAATAATAAGTTTATCACAACAATCCAGATTACTGTAATTCCACAAATATCTATAACTTACATTATTTATAAACCTACTTTGCCCTTTTCTATCAGGAAAATACAGTTTTACTTTATCTTCTTCTGGACAGTAATATGCAAAGACTCTTTCTTTTGGGTCTATATATAGTTTCTTATAGTTTAAAGAAGCTGATTTAACTGCAAAACAATTAAACTTTTTACACCAATCTTCAGTTACCTCGGCAGAATTCCAGAATTCATGGTGTCTTTTCTGAAAAGGCATGGTTATAAAGGATATATGAGCTGGTTTTTTATTTAATTCTGTAGCAGGTGTTGTGTACAAAGCTTTACTAACACTCTGTTTACCTCCAAGTCCAAAATCCCATTTAATCTTGTCCATAGCTTCCTGAAAAGACAATCCAAAGAGTTTTTTAACAAAATCTATTGCATTACCACTATCTTCAGTTCCTAAGTCTTTAAAGAGCCAATTTTTACCATATAAAAAAATCCCAAAAGAGGGACTTTTATCTTTTCTCCAAGGACATCTCATTATTTTTTCTACCTTTCCTATATACTTCATGTATATATCGTAACCATTATTGGTGTAGAATAACACATCATCAACTGATAGGAGTTTCTGTCTCTTTTCCCCCTTCATAGTATTTTGATTTTAAAATTATATAATGTCCTTTTGCAGTTTTTTGCCCTTTCGTATTATTTAAGGCACAACTTATATTTTTTGGTGCTGTTTCTAAAAATATACTACATTCCTTTAAAGAATTAAATTCTTTAACATATTTCTTATTTTTATCTAATATAATTATAGCTTTTGAAAAAAGATTTTTATTTATAATATCCATATCTTTTATCCATTTCTTACCCCATTCACTATTTAATTTTCTTTTAATGCCTAGTTGAGCTAACTTCATTTTCTTTATAGTATAAGAACTATGCTTTTTACCTTTAAACCCATTGACTTTATTATCTGGATGTGTTGGTTTTAAATTATATCCAAATTTTCTATTATGAACATTTAAAATTGTAGCCCAATAGTGTTCCTGAGAACATAGAAATTCTTTTTCACACTCTTCTAATATTTCTATTTTAAATATATTACCTTTTTTATTAAATTCATTTTGTATATATTTATTATCGTGATTATTATTAATTAAAGATCTGTTATGAGAAACTTTTCTTCTATTAAAATCATTAGTATACCCTACATATATTTTACCATTAACAAGATTTGTTATAGTATAAATACATGATATTTTATTTTTATAGGGCATTTTCTTAATAAAGCCCTGCCCAATTAAGGACAGGGCTATAATTTAAAGTGTTAATTAATTAAAAATCTGAACTATCTGAAGCTCCTACTTTTGTTTCAGTACTGGCTATAGGATCTGCTGAATCATCATACTTTTTAAAAGGTACAAGTTCAAAGTAGTCTTTACTACCATATTCACCAGTTACATTAATAGCAAATTCTTCATGCTTTTTAAGATACCTTCCTTTTGGATTATCTGTTTTATGGAACTTCTCATTTTTCCATTTCTGAATATTTTCCTCAGAGAACTTAGTAATTCTGATAACCTTCATAATATAACCAGGTAAAGAGTCTTTCCAAACACTTTGATACTGGTTAATTTCCCCTTCTTTATCTACTGTTCTAACTTGTAAAAGCTGTACTGTATTTAAAGCATATTCTCCCCCAACTTGTTCTTGTAATTCTTTAAAATTACCATTAAACATTTTCTTAGTGTCCAGAAGAATATTAGTGTTTGCACTAAAGAAATTAAAATCTAACCAATCTCTAAGAAAAGACATTAAATCAACTTCCCCTCTTTTAGCAATTCTATATTCCTTATCTCCATAAACTTCTACTTCTTCTGTACTCTTATTCTTCTTAGTAAAGTTAGTAAAACGCTTAGGTAAATCTTTTTCATCCAAAACCCATTGACTATCACCTACTTGGTTAACCCATTGAGTTTTTGGATTAAAATTTTCTATTTGCTCATCAGACCAATCATCTTTAGCCTTTTGGATAACATCCTCATCCTCTAAAAAGAAAGCCTTTTTAAACTTATAACCAGTCTTTACTTCTTCAAAGTAAACATCAATCCTGGCTGTTTTAATACCATCTTTCTCTTTACAATACTCAATTTCTTCCTTATCTTCTGTATTATAACCCAATTCTTCCAGTTTAGCTAAATCTGGATTAATAGCTATAACCTTACTTTCTGCGAATCCTACGTAGAGGTCTCCAATAATACTTTCTCTTTTTTCTCCAACCATAATAATTTGTTTTTTTTTTTAGTTTTTATTGATAATATTCTCTTACTTTCTTCACTACAACAGATAAATCATTAGGAATCTTAATATCTTCAAACATTCCAACTGGAGATTTGGCAGGATACTTTTTATACCTGTTAGTTACAAAACTAAACTCTGTTTTACTGCCTTTAGTATCTACATCAGTATATAATACAACAGTAAATAAACCATCCATGTTTATCTGGTTATCAATCATTTTACCTGCTGTTTTCATTTTGTAAGTAACAATCTCACCTGCATCCTCTACTGCTTCAGAATGAGTTAAATAAATAATAGTCAAATCATCTCTCAATTTTTTAGATGTCTGTATTAATTTAACTATATCTTTAGCCATTACACTAAATTTTGTATAGCCTACTTCTGTAGCTTTATTTACTAAATTAAAACCCATAATATAGTTACCATCATCTATCACTACATTTTTGATATGTTTTGCATTATCAGATGTAGAGAGTGTTTCTAATAAGGTTAAAATTTCTTTAGCATCCTCAACTTCTCGATAATTCTTATTATCAGTATTATAAAGTTTTTCACTACCTTTAAAAGGTAATTCTTTACCTGCTACATTAATAATATAAGTATTTTTTGGGTCTAAATTCTTAATACCTGTAGATTTTCCTGACCCTGGATCACCTACTACTGCGATTAATTTACTCATGTTTATTATTTTTTTACAAATATACTATTTTATTTTAGATTTACAAAATATCTTTTAAAGTTTTCCAGTCCCACATCTCGTTAAAAAAGGCATTCTTTGCAATAGGAAATCCTGCAATAATTGGTCTAATTTTTTCTTTCTTCTTTTTCTTCATATATTGTTTTTATTAATAAATCAATTTTGTTTTTAAAATTTTGTTTCATTAACTCTATTATTCCTGTATTGTCTCCTAAATAATTAGCCCAAGCATTGTAATCATCTAATATGTCTTGTTTTATTTTAAGCATTTTATTACCTTTATAGCTTTGGAAACTATTTCTTTGTCATTTTTAAGATATTCAGTTCCTTTTGGTATAATACATTTAACTAATTTAAGATCTGTATATCTATCTAAACCAGTAATGTATTCTGGCGTATTTTCAGCTATTTCCTTTGTTAAATAAGCATGAAAACCTTTATTAATTTCATAATAATTAGTAAAACAACCTGTATCATAAGTAAATTCAATTACTCTATATACTTTATTAGATTTATATACAAATTCCTGATAATAAGCATAGAACCTTTTCCACATTCCAAAGAATCTTGATTTATATCCCATTACTTTGTAAACAACCATATCTTCCCGAGCTATTTCGATATGCTCTTCAAATGTTTCTTTTGTTTTTTTTAAATTTAAACACATAATTTATTTTTTATTGCGTTGTAAATATTATTATTGTACTTTGTCCAGGTTATATTCTTGAGCATCCATTGAAGATAGTCATTGGGTATTTGAGATACTCTTTTACCACCATGTTTGCCAAAAGTTACTTCAGGATCTGTAACATCTTTTTGTTCACTTTCTTCTGTTTTTGTACCTATTTGGTCTATTGGTATACCAGTTAAAAGTTTACCTCCTTCACCATATAATTTCCAAATCTTTTCTTTTTTGTAATATAGAGATTCTAGTCTACCAAATCTATCTATATTACCTACAAAATCTACTATAAGACAATCCTGTTTTAAAGGGTGAATTCTGGTTCCCCTAGCCATAGCCTGATAAAACCATGATAATGAAGCTGTTGATCTTCCAACTATAATACAGTCTAATTGTGGATGGTCAAAACCTACAGATAAAACATTAACATTAATAACTACTCTTATAGATAAAGCTTTAAAACCATCTATTATTCTTTTTCTTTCTTTTTTATCCATATCTCCCCATACAGCTTCTGCACCAGGGATTTTCTTAGCTAAAGCCTTAGCCTCTGATACAGAAGGGACAAAAATTAAAATACTTTTTCTATCTACGGCTCTATCTACTCTATCTAAAATAGCTTCTTCTACATTATTGAAAATATAAGCTCTCTGTATAGATTCTTCAGTATATTCGGCTTTTGTGCTGTTAAAAACAAGCAAATCCTTATTAAATAAGTGACTTTCATATATTAAAGGACTCCAGTATTTTTTTTCAACCATTTC